GGCCATCAGCTGGCGGAACTGCACCAGATGCTCAAACAGTATCTTTATCATTCCAAGTTATTGGAGTGCCAGCAGAATCATTTAGTTAAGAAATAAAACGGGAGCAAACAATGAAGTTACCAATTACAATTGAATATAACTCAGGCGAGCAAGCCACTTATGTAGCACAACCGCCTGAGTGGGCTAAATGGGAAAAGCAAACTGGTCATACCATAAGCCAAGCAAAAGAAAAACTTGGTATGTGGGATCTAATGTTTTTAGCATACAACGCACACAAGCGCGAAGCTGCTGGAAAGCCAGTTAAACCATTTGATGCTTGGATGGAAACAGTCGGCGATGTAATAGTCGGTGATGCAAACCCAAAAGTCATCCAGCAGGAAGCCTAAACAGATTATTGGTTGAGTTGGCACTAGCCACACAAATTCCAATGAGCGAATGGGTTGATTCAGACGACATTTTAACAGCTATCGAAGTATTGGAGCAGAGGTATGGCAAGTGAAACAATCGCCTACAATAAAAAAGACCTGCGCGATATTTACAAGGCTTTTAAACTTATGGATGACCAAGCTACTGACGAAGCACGCCGTCAATCTGCTGCTCTGGCGTATTTTGCATCTGAAGAAATTAAACAAGCAGCTGGACAAAGAACAAAGGCTGGCAAAGTTGCGCAGAGAGTCGCGGATGGCGTTAGCATCTCTAAGTCAAGCAAGATCGGTGAATTCAGTTATGGATTCGCAAGACAGAAATTTTCAGGTGGTGCTACTACACAAACCCTTTGGGGTGGCATTGAGTTTGGTTCAAATAAATTCAAACAGTTCCCTAGTTATTCTGGACGGCAAGGTCGTGGATCTCGTGGATGGTTCATATATCCAACCCTTCGCAGAATTCAGCCTGAATTGATTAATAAGTGGGAAGAAAGTTTTACTCGCATTATTAAGGAATGGGTCTAATGGCAACCGGTAATCGCACGCTTAAACTATCAATCCTTGCTGATGTCGATGATCTTAAAAAGAAACTTGGCGAAGCTGATAAAGCCGTTGAAACCAATTCAAGTAAGATTAGTGAATTTGGAAAGAAGGCTGCTGCCGCATTTGCTGTAGCTGCTGCTGCTGCCGTTGCCTATGGCACTAAATTAGCCATTGATGGGGTCAAGGCTGCAATAGAGGATGAGCAAGCACAGTTAAGGTTAGCCAATGCCCTAAGACAAGCCACAGGGGCTACTGATGCCCAAATAAGGGCAACTGAGGAAATGATCCTAAAGACATCTTTGGCGACCGGCGTTGCCGATGATCGTTTGAGGCCAGCCATGCAGAGATTGGCAGTATCTACAAAATCAACTGAAGAAGCTCAAAAGTTATTAACCCTTGCTTTAGATATAAGTGCGGCATCAGGTAAAGATTTAGAAACTGTGGCTAATGCTTTAGGCAGAGCGCAAGATGGAAATGTTACAGCTCTAGGCAGATTGGGACTTGGATTAAGTAAAGCCGAATTATCAACTTTATCATTTACGGAAGTTCAACAAAAACTTGCTGATCTTTATGGTGGCGCAGCAGCTACAAATGCTGAAACTTTTCAAGGAAAGATTGATCGCTTAAAAGTAGGATTCGATGAAGCAAAAGAAAGTCTAGGCGTTGCTTTATTGCCAGCAGTTGAGCAATTTATTACATTTTTAAATGAAAAGGGCATTCCAACTCTTAATGCTTTTATTGCAGGTTTAACTGGCGATAAAGGATTAAGTGCATCGCTAGATCAAACTCAAAAAGGTGCTGAGTCATTTGGCAAGGCTATTGGAGTTGTATCTGGAATTATCTCAGGATTTATTACATTTTTGCGAGAAGCAATTGGTTTAGTCGTATCGCTTGCTAATGAGTTAATTAGAGTTGTAAATATAATTCCAGGAGTCAATATTGGATCAATTTCTAATCCTGCTCCATCAGCTGCTAGATCATCAATTCCAAGCGTCCCAACTCCAAGCGGATCAACTTTTGGTGGTCGTGGTATGGGTCAAATAAATAACATAACAGTCAATGGCGCAATAGATCCTGAAGGAACCGCCCGAACTGTTGCAAATTATCTAAATAGTCAATCAGCTAGAAGTGTGACTGCCTTAAGGGATAGATAATGACAGTTTTTACACCTGATTGGAAATTAATTGTCGGTGGGGTTGATTATACTGATATAACCATTTCAGATGTTCAGCACACAGCAGGGCGATCTGACATCTACCAACAACCACTTCCATCTTATGTGCAAGTTACGCTCGTTGCATTAAATAATCAAACATTACCTTTTGACATAAATGATTCATTTGATTTACAAGTAAAAGATTCAACCGGATCTTATGTTTCATTATTTGGTGGAGATTTAACAGATGTTACAGTAGGAGTTTTACAAACAGGGGCAGCAGCCACAGTTATTCAATATACCCTTTTGGTTATGGGAACATTAACAAAATTAACTAAAGAAATTTGGGATGACAACATTTCTCAAGCGGAGGATGGCGACCAAATCTATGCAATCCTTTCAAGCATATTACTTGGAACTTGGAACGATGTGCCATCAGCTACAACTTGGGCAACTTACAATGCAACCGAAACTTGGGAAAATGCAGTCAATTTAGGACTTGGCGAAATCGATCAACCTGGTCTTTACACTATGACCGCTCAATCTACAACTGTGGACACTATCTACAACATTGTTTCAGATATTGCTAATTCAGCATTTGGATATATTTATGAGGACAATCAAGGCAATATCGGTTATGCAGATGCAGACCATAGGCAGAATTATCTTTTAACAAATGGTTATGTTGAACTAGATGCTCGACATGCTTTAGGTCAAGGTTTATCTACAATTATGCGTTCAGCAGATGTTAGAAATGATATTTTTATCAATTATGGCAACAATTACAATTCACAGGTAACCGCTGTCGATGCAGCTTCAATTGCCCTATATGGCTACAAATCTGAAAGCATAAATTCTAGGGTTCAGGGTGCTGTCGATGCTCAGGCTATTGCCGATCGATACATAGCCCAAAGAGCCTATCCAGTTCCAGCATTCCAATCGATCACATTCCCAATAACTAACCCTGAAATCGATAACGCAGATCGTGATGATCTACTAGCTGTATTTATGGGAATGCCAGTTCATATTCAAAATCTACCTGATCAAATTGCAGGTGGAGATTTCGAAGGTTATGTTGAGGGCTGGTCATGGAGCACTCGGTTCAATGAACTGTTTCTCACAATCAATGTTTCCCCAGTTGCATTTAGCCAAGTGGCGATGCGTTGGAATACAACTCCAGCCACAGAGGCATGGAACACTTTAAGCAATACTTTGACATGGGAATACGCTACAATCGTATCCTGAGAATAGGACAATATGGCAACCACTACTAATTATGGCTGGACAACACCAGACGACACTGCGCTGGTCAAGGATGGTGCAGCAGCGATTCGCACACTTGGTTCATCAGCTGATACTACAATTAAAAACTTAAATCCGGAAACAACTCTTGGAGATATTTCTTATCGTTCATCTACTGCAAACACAAATACCCGATTAGCATTAGGAACTACTGGGCAGCGATTAAGTGTCAATGCAGCGGGAAATGCTCCAGAATGGCAAACTCCAATCGCATTTTTAGCAGAAATCAGCACAGGTCAAAGTATTACCAGCGGAACAATTACAAAAGTTCAATTTGACACAGAAGTAATCGATAATGCTTCTGCTTATGATCCAACAACAAATTATCGTTTTACAGTTCCAACTGGTCAAGGTGGTAATTATTTAATTGGTTTTGATGTTGCATGGGGTGTTTATTCAGCAGGTCATCAAACCATTATGTATATTTACAAAAATGGAACAGCATACGAAAGCCCTGCATTTCCATTTAGAGATGGCAGTTCAGATGTTGTAAGCACATCATTTTCAAAAGTTGTTGCTTTAACTGCTGGTGATTATGTTGAGGCATATGTGCAACACAATCGAGGCGTTGCAGCAACACTTTACAATCCTAACGCTAGTTTCTGGGGGCATAAAATATGACAACTCTTTATGAAAAAATTATTGAAACA